GTCATTAATTGTTGAAAAGCCATTTCTAGTCTACCTACAGTATCATTGAATTTCTCTGCATTTTCTCCTGCTTCAAGACTTACAATATTGCTGTTTGCTTCAACATCTTTCATTATTGCCGCAAGTCCTTCAGCATCACCTGCTATACTTGCAAATTGTTGTTGGATAAGAGGACCAGCTCTACCACCAACTACTTTTGCAAAGTCTTCTGTTGTGATTGTGCCTTCATTCAAGGCATTGATCATTGTTTGTAAAAGTTCTGGACCTGACTTTAGGTTACCATTCATGTCAAGAATAGCATCACCTAACTTGTCTGTTACTTTTGCAAAACTCTTTTGTCCTTCTGTTCCTGCTTTCAATCTACTTGTAGTTTGAAGCATTGCTCTTTCAAAGGTAGCGGCATCAATACCTGCCTCACCCATTGCTGTTTGTAAAACTTGGAAGCCTTTGAAAGCGGCCTCACTACTAGCGGCACCTGCCATCCTAGCACTTTTGGCTAGATTATCAAAACTATCAATTGTGTCTTTTACTTTGTTTGCTACACCAAATGCCGCCAAAGCACCACCAGCGGCTATAAGGGCCGCTTTTACTTTGCCTGCACTAAGACTTAATCCACCAAGTCCTTTGTTAATATTGCCTATGGCACCTTTGGTATTGTCCTCAGCATTAATTTTAATCTTATAATCTGCCATTACCTAGTCCTTCTTCTACCCTTCTGTTGGGCTTTCTTTTGTTGTCTGTGTTGGTGTTCATAATACTTAACCCAACCTTTCAACTCAAGAATGCTGACATTGTGCATCACCCAAGATACAGTCTGTCCTAAACTTTCTGCCAGCTTAAACAAGAACAGTATATCTGTATCTTGTGTTAGTTTCCCAATTCTGCTTCAGCCTTACCTACACCGCTGTTCATTTCTGTAACAACTCTGGTTAAAACTTCTGGGTCAACTTCATTCTTAATAATTTGTCTCTCACCTGGCTGAAAGATAGACTTACCTTCACTGTCTTTGGCTCTTACAATAAGTGTTTCAATCAATGCATCTACCAATTGACCCTTGTTGTGAAATTCCAAAACTTTTGATTGCTCTGCAAGTGTGAAAGCAGGTCTGTAATAAATTGTAGTTTCCCATTCAGGAACTTCAATACTTTTCAAGCCACTTGAAAGTGTTTCTTTGAAATGACTTGTTGCTTTTGCTAATACTTTATTTTTCATTATCTTTTCCTTGTTTTTCTAAGAGCAGGTTCAACTATACCTGTGGGTGCTTGTCTACTACTGCCATCATCTAATATTCCAATATATGGAACATCATTCTTTGCTATAGGTATGGTTCCTCCCTTACCTATACTCTTTCTTTGAAAAGTACTCTGCCAACCATTTCTAGCTCTACCAGTTCTGATTGGTGTAGTAGTCTTCAAAGTACTCACATAATCTTTGACAAATTTGGATAGATCAGTGTTGATCTCAGTAGACAATTCTCTTATTGTTTTTCTTGATTCACTCACTAATCTATCCTCCTTTGATTAATTTAAGTTGTTGTCAACTGTTAGAGTGCCTGTTCCTTGAAAAGAAACACTTGCTCTCATAACATCTTCTAGGTCTTGAACATACTCAATGCCTGTAATTAACACATCACCTGAAAGTTTCATGTCTGTATCAGATGCCAAAGGATAACAAAAAATTGTTCCTGTGTCACCAATTGAGAATACTGAATCAACTGAACCAGAGTCTGCTGAATCAGTCCATACAATGTCAGCTGTACCTTCCCAAGTCTTAAGACCTGGTGTGAAAGATCTAAAAGTATCACCCATAGCTGATGTTTCAATTGCATTAGCCTCAGATGAGATAGACCAGTTAGTTACTTCAGTTACATTTGTACCTGTTGATTGACCTGTTGCTGTATTAAAGTGGAGTGCTCCACCTTGTCCTGCATATGTTGCCATAATTATACCTCTCTTTAGATATCATAATGATATTCTATGCTGAATATCATCCTACAACTAGCATAAGGTTCTGATTCACCTATTTGAACTAGTTCTATTGTTGTTAAACTACAATCCTTTGCAGTTCCACCTAGAGTTTTATCAAGCGCCAATTGGCTCTCAATAGCATCTACTACTAGATTTCTTTGTTTGTCTCTTTCTTTACCACCAACTACAATAACACAATCAATCTCCATCATACTTCTTCTGGTTCTTGTTGCACCCATAGTTAAGTTTTCTCTGTCTTCACTGACAGTTTCAACATAGACAGCAGGAAATGCTGTCTTGGGTAATTCAGAAACTATAATTGGATCTCTTTGAACAACACCAAGTTTGATAGTGTTCATAGATTTCAAAGTAGAAACAAACTCACTAACTATATTCTCTCTAGACATTATCTGTATAACCTATCTTGTCTAAATCTTTCAACTTCAGTGTCTTGATCAACTGATCCACTTCCATCTTTGTCATATTCAATACCAAGACCAAATTGTGTGTTGAACTCTTCATTGAATCTTTCTTTGTAAAAAGTAAGTTGTTCTCTGAAAGGATCACCTTCTGGTCTAAATGTAGAAAGTTTAGGTAGTATATAAGCATACAATGCTTTGTATACTGTAGATTTTTGCCATTGAGATTCTGTTAGTCTTGCACTATTGAAATTACTTGGGTTTTCATATTTGTTCCAATACTTTATTCTGATCATACTGATTACATCAGTTTCAGCCAATGCTAATTCTGATGACCAGTCATCTACACCCTGATCAAAGACTTCAGGTGCAAAAGTGTGTAAGTTTTCATTTGTTGCAAATGCCATTATAAATCTCCATTAGTGTTAGAGGGCATAAAGCCCTCTAACTACAATTAATGATTATACATTAATCATTCTGATTGATCTTGAATTGTCAATCATTGCTGGTTTTGCATGAAGTGAAGCCACTACATCATTACCAACTGCCGCTGTTCTTCTGCCAATTTCAATGTCAACATTTTTTTGCATTGCAATTCTTAATGCATCTTGTCCAAAAATGTAACCTGAAGTGTTAGCCGCTGTAATGTTTGAAGAAACAAACATTTGAACACCTGCAACTTGACCAATGTAACCAGTTCTTAATGCTTCAGTTTGGTAGTCACCACCTGCATAAGCCGCTGTTCCAATTGATTTAACAACTGTGTTAGCTTGTGCTGGAGTAATTACTGAGTAAAGCTGACCATTTTCACCATTTGCTCTGATTTGAGCAACTGAGTCAAAGATTGCATCTAAAGATAGAGGTACACAGTCTGTTGTAGAATCAGTAGATGAATCTAAAGCTGAGTAGACTGCTTTATCAAAAGCGGTGGCAACACTTCTGCCAAGTAGCCGCCCAATTTCATTGGGATCTATATTACCTAAATCTCTAACTACAGCTCTTGCCGCAATTAATTCACAAACAATATTGTTTTTAGTGTCAGCAATAGTTTGTGCATCTAAATCAACACCTGTTGCCGCTTCTGAGCTGACAGTTTGTGCTGTTACTTTTGCTAATTCAGGAACTTGTAAAAGACCTGAAGGAGCATTTACTATAGGAATCAAGTTACCACCTAAGAATAATGATGACTCCTCTGCCGCAAATACAGTAGCGGCTAATACTGGTACACTTAAAGCATCTACATCTAGTGTACTTACATATTTTCCATTTGCCATTTTCTTTTCTCCTAGTTAAGAATGACTATACTAAACCTTTTTGCCTCATCTCTTTGTATTTGAGACGGTGCTCTGGGTTCCGCATATCTAGTTTTGAAAGATCAAATTTTTCATTTGATCTAGTGTCAGTGTTTCCAGTAGACCCTGCACCACTAGGTCCAGCAACTCTAAAGTAAGAATTTTCTGTCAAAAACTCATCAACCAATGCACTTACTGACATTGCATCACCTTTGCTGTCAAATCTAGCATTGCCATCATTGTCAACTACAGTAACATTGCCATCATCATTCATTCTGATGTTGTTTCTTAGTAGTGTAGCTACATGAGCTGGGTTCACTGCCTTAGCATTTGAACTTGCACTAATAAGAGCGCCATCTACTTTGATCTTTTCTAATTCAGATCTAAGTTGGCCAACTTCTTTTGCACTTTGTTGTTTAGTTTTTTGCAAAACTTTATCAAACTCTTGTCTTTTTATAAGTTGCTCTTCCTCAATCTGTGTCTTTAAATTTTTTAGTTCTCTATACTCATTTAAATCTACATCTGCATACTTCTTAGTAGCCTGAGAAAGCCTTTTTTGAAGAATTCCATCAAGTTCATCTTGAGTGAAAGTCTTCTCCTTAACCTGGCTGTCATCATTTCCAGCCGCAGTAGAGCCAGTGTCTACATTGCTGTTTTCAACTATGGTGTTTTCAGTTTCCATATCAACATTCTCCTTTGTTATTGTGGGTAACAAATACTTTATTCACTTTGTGTGAAATAACCCTGTATCTCTGGATGTAATTCCAGAATTTGTTCATTAGTCAAACCCTGATCCATCATTTCTCTAATATGAGAAATCATGTCTGCAGGATTCTGCATAGGTGGATGAGGCATCTGCTCATCTGCCATTGCTTGTTGTGTTGACTCCTGAACCAACTTCTCTTGTAATGACATAGTACTATGAATCTGATTCCTTGTAGTTTCATCTTCAATCAACATATCAGCTATCATTTTCATCATTTCAATTTTGAATTCATCATTTTGAACTGTATCAATTGCTTTCTTGTATAGCTCTAAGTCACTGTGTTCATCTCTTATGTCAAATGTTTCAGCATATTCAATGCTAAAATCTTGTGGTTGATCTATGTTCATCCATTTAAACCATAAAGTCCAGATTTTTGCTTCTGTTTCATGTAATACATGACTTATATCAACCAATTTTGTAGATAATAATTGTCTTTCTGTTTGTAGAGCAGTTCCTGACATAGGACTGCCTCTCATAATTTGAACTGCACTTGTGTGAGTCATTCTATGAATACTTTGAACAACTTTATCAATACTTTTTAGTATTCCATCAATACTAGAACCTGCTGGTTGTAACAAATAAGGTTTCAATCCAGGTTCCATATCTTCTTGTACTGTAATAATTGCACCTGCACCAGCACTTGCCTGTGTGCTAGGTGTTTTAACCAAACTAGGATGTCCACTAATTCTAATGTTTTGTTCTAGTTCAGATAGTAAATTGTAAATGTATTTCTGTGCATATGCAATGTCATTGATTAAACTAATTCCAATACCTTGTGTTGCACTTGGTAATGGTGCATAGTTTATAAATGGAATCATACCCAATGGATTAAGATAATCAAATTGTTCTATAACATCACCATATTCACCTGTGTCACTGTCTTTTTGAACTGTGTATTTGTGTATATGATCTTTTTTCCATTCAACTACTTGCATTTGATGTTTGTCTTCAAACTCAATTACTTTGATATAATCAAGTTCCATCTTACCTGCAACTGTTTTTCTATAATGCCAATCTAGCACATTCTGTGGTGTATAAGCCGCACAATATGCTTTTATACCCATTGCTTCTTGTTCTGCTTGTGTAGTTACTGCATAATCTGGCTTGTCTACCAGTATCCACATATTACCCAATACCATTGCCATGTCATTTACTTGTTTCATAAATGTATCAAAGCTGGTACCATTGTTATCAATGTCATCAACAAAGTTCATAACTTGTGGATTCATTACTAGATTGCCTAGTGTTCTCTTTGGTAAGTTTCTAAATAAGAAACTACCATATATGTCTACAGTGGTTTTTACATGATTATCTAAAGGTGTTGCCGCTATTCTTTTTGCATAACTGTCACCTGGTGTGTTTTGTTCACCCAAATACTTGATTAGATATTCACCTGCTTGGTAAAGCTCACCACCAATGTAACTTCTGTAAAAGAAATCAGCTTGATTTGCATGATTGCTATAAGCTGAGTGTGTGGTTAATAAATCTTCAGATTTCATCTCTATTCCTTTAGGTAATTAATTATATTTATCATAATATCTCTATCTTTAAAGATATGCTTAATAATGAGCAAACAATTCTGGACCAGCCTCTGCTTTTTGCATTGGTCTCTTAATTGGCATATTACCCCATACCAAATAACCCATAGCATCTGGAAGGTGATCAACTCCTGAACTTTTGTCAGGTTGTCTAGTTCCTTCCTTGTATATTTGTTTGTTCAAACATCTTATGAGACCCTTGCACTTTGGCCCTACAGTTAACCTAGTTTCACCCACTTTGTTGTAGAAAGCTGTATTCACACTAGCTATTCTATCTATAACAGGTGGATTAACTCTAGCAGTTTTCACTGCAAAGTTATACTGTCTTAAGATGTTGTGGTCAGTGTTCATAGCATTTGTTTTACTATTAGCACCTGAGGCATCTGGATATGCAATTATCCTGTTGTCAGGATATCTTCTGCTTATCTCATCACACAATTCATATGTATTAGAGTTTCTTATTTCAAACTCATCAAATATATGCATTGTCAGCCCATCCCAATTTGCTATAACAGCACTCATTGGTTGAGTGTTAAAGTCTATTCCTACATGAAGCACATCTCTCTTATCAAGTTGTGGTTCTAAATCTTTGACATTTCTTTCAACATCAAATGCATAATAGACCAAACCACTAAAGTTTACAAAACTTGCAAGAAACTCTTGCTCAAAACTTCTAGGGTCCATTTCTATCTTAGCGGCTTCTATCTCATCTTGTGTGACATTGCCACCTTCTAGTGTTGTAAACTGATATCCAACCCATCCATCATGTGCATTGGCTCCAGCCCACAAATCATAAAACCAGTTAAAGCCTTTTGGTGTACTAATAAACATTGCATGACCTTTTCTGTCTGACAGGGCAGGTCTCAAAACTTCTGACCAACAAGCCACATCTATGTCACTGCACTCATCCATTACCAAATAGTCTATACTGATACCTCTCAAACTTTCATAGTTGTCAGCACTTCTTAAATAAATCTTTGTTCCATTCTTAAGAGTTACTGTCAACTCTGTGGTGTTGATCTTTTTGATCCATCTTACCTCAGTTAATCTTTTTATAAGATCATCCCAGATAATTGTTTTAGCTTGTCTAAAAGTTGGAGCAACATAGTACACTTTCATATTAGCCTTACTTGCAAATCTGCACATCTCTCTAATACTGAGATAACTTTTACCCCATCTTCTACCAGCACAAACAACTTTGAATCTACTAGTATCATCAGCCACCATCTTTTGTGTGGGTGTTAATGGCATTTACTTGTCCTTTTTATTAGCCTCTCCTTCCAGAG